AGAACGCCATTAAGTCAGGCATTGCCTGGATACAGCCTTATTTTGATGAAAAAGGCAAGCTGGAATTCATGGTCATTCCTTCAACCGAAGTTATTCCTTTATGGCGCGATTCAGAAAAAACGAAACTGGACGCTTTTATCCGCTTCTATGACCAGGTGGTTTATATCGGTACCCGCAAACACACAATCACGCGGGCCGAATTCTGGTATCGTGGTGGCGTTAAGCGCTTCGTAACCGACCTGGAAGGCGGTTACAGGTTTATGATTGATAAGGAATACGGCACCGAAGAAAACGACTACACAGAAAGCCATTTTGCCGTCGGTGGAAAGGCTTATAACTGGGAAGAAGTCCCTATCGCCTGGATGAGATACAATGACGAAGAACTTCCCCTTTGCTATTTTATTAAGGACCTGATCGACGACATCAACTGGCAGACATCAGTAACGGCTGACGTTCTTCGTGACGTCGCGAAGTTTATATATGTCCTGAAGAACTATGGCGGCCAGGACCTGGGCGAATTTATTAAAGACCTGAAGGAACACCTGGCAATCAAGGTAACTTCGGACGGTGGCGTTGATAAGCTACAGGCTGACCTTAATATTGACGCGGTTATGGCCTTCCTGGATAAGCAACGCCGCGACGTATTCGACTTCGCTTCGGCCGTCGACACGAAGGACCCAGACCTGGGGAACGCTTCCGGAACCGCTATCAATTTCCGTTATATGGACCTGGACGCTGACTGTGACGCGTTGGGAACCGAACTGAAAGAAACCTTCCAGCGCCTGAAGCTGTTCATTGACGTTTACTTACAGCTTATCGGCAAGGGTGACTTTACGAAGGAACAGTTCGACATTATCTTTAATGTCGATATGCCGGTCAATGAAACTGAAGTAATTAACAACATCAGGGCCAGCGAAGGAATTCTTTCCAAACGGACACAAATACAGAATCACCCGTGGGTCACTGACGCGGACGAAGAACTGGCAAGGATTGAGGAAGAACGGAAAAAGGCTATGGAGGAATTCGGAAGCGGCTTATTTGATAATGACCTGGGGGTGAGAAATGAAGGCGACGAGAAAGACGACGGAAGCGGTGACGAAGAATGAGAAGTAAGGAATATTGGAGAAGGCGCGCTTTAGTCCTGGAAGAAGAATCTTACATTCGCGGCGCCAGGCTATCGGCTAAAATGTTTGAGGAATACCAAAAAGCCGCAAGAGCAATCCGGAAGGAAGTTAACGACTTCTATAACCGGTATGCTTCAAAACACGGCCTGACCTACGAAGAAGCCGTTCGGCTTCTAAACAAAAGAGAATTCCAGGAATGGAAAGCAAGTCTGGCCGACTATGTCAACAAAATAGCCCAGGAACCAGACCCGCGCATTAAGGCCCTATTAACGGCACAGCTTGACGCTTTATCCTATAGCAGTTCAATAACACGCCTGGAAGCCTTATACGCGCAAATAGATATGATCCTGAACGACCTATTCACTAAAGGCGTCGCCCAGATGAAGGCTGAATTCGGCGAAAACTTTACCGAAGCCTATTATAAAAAAGTCTATCACCTACAGGCCCGCGCCGGCTTTATTAACGAATTCGCAAAGATAAACGCCGGCATGATTGAAAGCGTTGTTTCTTATCCCTGGTCCGGCGCCATGTTTTCGGACCGGCTATGGCAAAACAAACAGGCCCTTCTCTTTCATCTTCGGGAGGTTACGACCCAGGGACTTATCCAGGGCAAGGGTATTGTCGCCATGTCGAAGGAAATATCGGCACGAATGGGCCAGTCTTATAAAAACGCCGAACGGCTTATCAGGACCGAAACAAACCATATCCACAACGAAGCAGAAAAAGCCGCTTACAGAGCCGCCGGCGTGAAGCGATATGAATTCGTCGCTACCCTGGACAGCCGGACAAGTGAAGTCTGTGCAAGCCTGGACGGGAAAAACTTCGCTTTAGATGAAGCCAAACCAGGAACGAACTTCCCGCCCATGCACCCGAATTGCCGATCCACGACCATAGAATATGATCCCCATGATGAAATGGACTGGTACAATTCCGGAAAGAAAATGCCTAAAAACATGACTTATGAGGAATGGGCCGAAGTCCAGGGCATTAAGACGAAGAAGAAAAAATCGAAGAATAAAGCTGTCACAGCAACTGAATAACTTGTTGATTGAACGCCTTCACGGGCGTTTTTTCATATCCAAAATAAGCCGTACCCGTTCCGGCGAACAGACGGGACCGCAAAGCGTGTGGAAGTCACGTTAAAAACAGCGGAGAAAGGAGAATGTCAACCATGATCCATGAATCAATCAAAAAACTTCTTGGAGAGGACCTGACAAAACAGGTCGAGGAAGCCCTGAAAGGTAAAGGCAAAGACGGAAAAGACGTCGATCTGGTGATCGGAAACGACGGGTCCTATGTTCCGGCCGACAAATACGAAGCCTTGAAGTCGCAAAGTGCAAGCGCCGAAAAGGCATTAAAGGCCGCCGCTGACGCATTAAAGACGATCGGCGGTTCTGGTGATCCGGCGAAGATCGCTGACGACGTTAAAGCCGCCCAGGACACTATTAAGAACCTGCAAGACAACCACGCCGCAGAAATCAAGAAAATCCAGAAGAACACCGCTTTAAGACTTGCCCTTTCCGGCCAGGCGCACGATCCGGCCGACATCATTTCGCTTCTGGACCTTGAAAAAATCGAAGTGGACGAATCAGGAAACCTGAAAAGTGACCTGGAAAGCCTGATCAAACCGATTAAGGAAACAAAACCCTACCTTTTCAGGGAGCAAGAGCAGGCCCCAGAGATTAAAGGGGCAAAACCCGCAGACCCTGGCGCACAGCCAACACCTGACGCACCGGCTGGACCGGTAATATTTTAATTTCACATGAAAGGAAAGTGATAACTAATGGCAAGAACAAAAGCTATTTCCCTGATTCAGCAGGGTTCTACCAAAGCAGACCTGAAAGAAATTTCCGGTCTTGTGATTGAGAATATCCAGAAGGCCACACTTTCGAACGGCCTGAAGTCCCAGGCGTACACCGGAAACCCCGCCGCCGGTTCTGTTGAGTTTAAGCGCTTTAAGAACAGCGCTTCCAACCCCTACGGAACCGCAAGGTCGGCCGGCAAGGGTGACGCGCTGACCGTTCCCCCTATTACTGTAAACCTTGATCAGCACAGAGAGATCGTCGAAGAAGCCGCAAAGTTCGACCTTGACACTTTCGGCGTGGCTAACATCATGGCAAGACGCGCAGACAACCACGTCGACACTGTGGTTGCTGAACTGGATACTGCCTTCTTCGAGGAAGCTGTAAAAGCCGGCGTATCCTTCGAACCTACCGGCTTATCCAATATCGAAGACCAGGTCGAAGCCATGATCCAGGCCCTTGAAACCGTTAAAAACGACTATGTCAGGGGCGTTCCCAGAAGCATGATGAACCTGGTATGTTCCCCTTCCTTCTACGGCAAGATTAGGAACTACCTTGACAAAACCGCGAATAACGCGAACGTCGATACCACAGCAGAAGAATTTGCCCTTTTCCACGGCGTAAAGACTTACAGTTCCGTCTATCTGCCTGAAAATATCGACGCTGTGCTGATGATCGACGGCGCAATCGCGTTGCCGGTTGTTATTTATCCTTACAAAGACCCTGAAAAGATTCCTCTTTCCAACGATTACGCGGTCGCTATGTTCTACGACTACGGTTGCAAGGCCCTGACCCCTGACCTGATCTTCTTCTATGAGAAGGGCGCCGGAGAACTTGGAACCTTGACCGTAACATCTGAAGCTGGAAGCACGGCAGGAAAGACAAAAATAAGCGTTGCTGAACCTGTACTTCCTGGACGCAAGCTGGTTTACAAGACCGCTTCTTCTACTGCACCGACTGTAAGTTATAACGACGTGCTGACTGTCGGAACAGGCGCTTCCAACTGGAAGGAACTTCCCGCTGGCGGCGAAATTGAAGCTACTAACGGACACAAGATAACCGTTGTCGAAATCGACGTGGACGATAACAAAGCGAAGAAAGCCGGTAACACAACCGTCGTATCTGCTACCGAATAACACGAAAGGCGGTGTGACCGGTTATGCTTGAAAAAATGAAAATGTTGCTGGGTATAACCGGCAATGAAAAGGACGGCCTTCTTCAATTCGTCCTGGACACCGTCACAGACATGGTTAAAACCTACTGCAATATGAAACCTGACGAAGCCATTCCGGACCAGCTTAATAACCTTCTGGTCCGGATGGCCGTCGATATGTGGCGGGCCGAAGGTTACGGCAACGAAAAGAATAACAATATGGAAGTTACTTCCGTAAGGCGCGGAGATGTAACAACATCATTCAGGCCGGTTGGCGGTGATTTTAACACGGGAACAGGAGCAGGCGGGGCGGACTTCATTAAGGCATATACAAAGCAGTTAAACGCGTTTAGAAAAGTGGGGTGGTGATATGTTCGGAAACCCCGCGGCTGAACGTGCCGCTATTGAAATGACCTACGAAGACACCGCCACTGTTTCAAGAACGACGCTACAGAAGATAAACAATATTTCGAAGCACGTTCCTGAAGACATTTATACTGATAGCATTTGCGCGCTTGTGTATTCAGGTTCTGACAAAAGCCAGCAAATGCAGGCACAAAATAAAATCGACTACGACGCCATTATCTTCTTTCCCCCTTCCCTTTCGATCCTTCCCGGGGATAAAATCGCGCTTAAACGGTTCGGAAGGGATAACCCAGACAGCACGATCATTTATAACTTTGAGGTAGTCGGCCGGCCGAATGTTTATGCAACACACCAGGAAGTAAGGGTCAAGGACGGTGATCTGGCGTGAGTGTGGACAATAAAGGCTTAATTAACCTTCAAAAACAGCTTGAACAGTTAAGGGACGAAGTTCCGGACATCATGGAAGAACTGGTTATCGGTGAAGGTGTCTATGCAGTAAAACAGGCAAAACTTATCTGTAAAAATGACGTCCCCGATATAGTGAACACCGGTGATTATCGGAACAACTTCCACGCCGGCAATAAAGCCTTGACCCACCAAAATAACAATGATCACGACGGAAGCAGGCCACAACGGTCCGGCAGACGTTACAGGATTGACGTTTATAATAACCTGAACTATGCGAAACCCCTTGAATATGGCTTCAGAAGTCACTTCGTCCCTGGACATTGGAGCGGCCATGTTTTCGTCTATCAGAAGAACGATCCGGAAGGCGGAATGTACGTCGGACCTTACGGTGGCTATGTACGCGGGCATTTTACCCTTTTAAGGGCCATTCGACGGACTAAAGACACCCAGAACGCCCGCCTAACCCGTAAGATTGACCAGATTATTCAGGAAAGGTTATCCCCGCGTGGTTCCGGATAAACGGAGGTAATAAAACATGACCGTTAATAAAATCCTGGAAGCCATTGCTTCGAAATTATCCGAAATCTGGCCGGATCGAAATGTCTTTGTTGATAAAATTCCTAAAGGCGCCGACGGGAACTTCTTTGTTGGGGTTATCGAAACAAACCAGGAAAAGAAACTGGACCGGAGAAGGAGGCGTTCCTGTCAGATTGAGGTCCTTTATTTCTTAAAGTCTGACGACAATATGGCCTTTAATGATTGGGCTGATACCATGTACGACAATTTCGAAACCCTTGACGTCGAAGAAGGCGCGAATAAAACGCGCCGGCTTTACCTGACCGGCCAAACGGCCAGGAAAGACGAATCAGGGGTTTTTCAATTCTTATTCGACGTTAATATTAACTTCGTTATGGCGCCTGAAGCTATTGAGTTCATGGAAAATCTTACCCAGAAGGAGGAATTGAAGTAATGGCAAGCAAGAAGAAAGCCGCCGGTAAGACAGCACAGTCCACGCCGGCGGAACCTGTTTTCACTAAAGAACAACTGGTCCACAGTAAAGCGTTCAGTCACCAGAAGGACATTCTTATGGCGATCTTGGACGCTGATAAAACCTATACCAAAGCACAGGTTGAAAAACTTGTGTCCGAATTTCTCAAAAGAAAGGTGTGAATGTAAATGGCCCCTATCGGTGGAGGTACTTTTACAGTACAGAATAAGA